GTTATGGCGCCTCAAACATCGGGCGCCAGTGTGTTGCATCGAATCCACAACCTGGCACAGAAAAGGTTTCAGAGGCGGCGCTGTAAAATCCACCAAGAACCAGTCCATTCAAATGCGTATCTCTGGTGGACTTCACTACAAATGCCACATTCTGTCGATCTTCCGGTTTTTCATCGGGGAATTTTCGCCAATCGTCCACTCAAACCTCCCGCGCCATAACCAGGCGCTCAAAAATCCGACTCGCTACCGCTCGCGGTTTAGCTTGTCGTTATCCGGCGCGGCTCACTATCCGGCACCGCGCTTCCTGCCTTCCTCCACCCGCAGCCGTCTTGGGTGGCAGTCGCATTGTGGAGTGGCAGGCCGGTCACTGCCGGTTTCCTCAGTAGCTCAATATGAGCCTTCAAAACTGAGACCACTCCTTTCGTGTATTCAGTACGCCGCATGGTCACCTTCAAATAGGTCGCATTGCTCCGCGCCGTCGTGGTAGATGGTCACAGGTAGAGGTCTGTCGGCTGTTGGCTCGTCGCCGTCCCAGCCATTTGGCCAGGTCTCCTCGGCGATAAGGCGCCGGATGCAGGCCTCCTCCTCAGCGTCGATCAATGACAATTCTGGTAGTCGATGCGGGCGATTGGTGTTGCATTCCTTCTGAATACGCAGGATCTCACCCAGTGCCCACAGACGTGCCTCCAGCGTCAGCGGGCCCATGCGTTGTGGGTTAGCTGCGAGGGATCCGTCCTTCAGCTTCTCGGCGCCTGATTTGCGCAGACGGTTCCGTGGCTCGCGCAGCATACGATAGACGGGCTTCAATCCACGGAGCGGCGCCAGCCAGTACCACTGAGGAATTGTGAGGATTGCCTCAAGGGCCTTTTCCTCCTGGGCCAGAGGGCAGCCGATGCAACCAGTCCTGGCGTTGATCTCCTCGGCCTCGTCGCCGCCGTAGGCGTCCGCAATGATCTCGGTAGGCCAATCACCGAACTCCTCTTCAGGGGCCCAGTGGCGCAGCCACTCCCAGACATGGCAAACACGCCAGTGCAGCAACGGCGCCAGGGTCGCGATCCGTCCGCGCACACCTTTACTTTCCGGCAGGACCTGCTGATACCAACCTTGGCCGCACTCTGCACCGTCTTTGCTGCAGCTCATTTCGATGCGTCTGTCACGGATCGCGCTCTCCCCCTGACGGACGCCGGTGATCACCAGGGCGGTGTCATCATCGAGCGCTTGCTCGATCGCCGCAGTCATCGGGTCGACCTTGATTTGTCGGGTACACCAGCGCAGTGTGTTGTTGTTTGGGGGCGGTACGCCGCGGCCGAGGATGTATGGCAGAAATCGTTTCTCCATGGGGGCCCTGACAACGCTGTAATCAATGCCTCGCTCGGCAAGTTCGTCCATGATCTCCTGAGCAGCAATGGCCAGTGGGGGAAGCTCTTGTCGTGTGTCGGCGTAGAGCACGGTGAGGCGACGCGGCCATTTGACTCTGCCTGATGCGATCAGCCAGATGATAAGGGTCAGTGTGGCCGTTGAGTCCTTACCGCCGCTCCACGCGATAACCCAGTGGTCGTGGTTTGACCCGTGGGCTCGCAGGCTCTGCACGGTGAGCTCGATGGACTCGGTCATCTGTAATCGAGCGCCACCCTCGAATAGGGATAGGTCACGGATGCTCATGCCGACCCCTCTCTCTGCGCCACGCTCAACGCCACTGCCACCGGCCGAACCCATATCGGCAGGTTGTTGAGTACGAACGTCTCGCCGGCCCAGGCCAGCAGCAGGGTGGTACCCATGACGCCGGCAATGGCAGCAGCTGCCGGGGCGGGTACGGCGTTGCCTATCCGTTCGCGCCAAGCGCTGTCGCTGTTTCCCTGCAGTTCCAGGTGTTCATCCGGATCCACCAGTCCCTGCAGAGCGGCGAGCTCCAGCGTGGTGAATGGCCGGTGCCAGGTGTTGTCCAGGGATCGGATGACGAAGACGCCGCGGTCCGCCTGTTTCGGAATATCCGCCGGAATAATTTGCGGTGCGTTTTGTCGTGGATCGGCTACTGACCAGGGGCCCCGGTCGTGCTTGGCGTGGCCGGGTACCGCGTAGGCTGGTCCATACCAGGGAACTACTCCGTAGTGGCCTCCGGTCTGGTAGTGGGGGCGCTGGCCATCCCGGGCGATACCCGGGCGGGGGTCCGCGATGGCGAATGCGCCTTGTCCGGTGGTGCTGCCGCTGATGACGGTGCCGGCCGGGCTGTCCCATGGGGTTATCCGGTATTTGCCGGCGAAGGTGGAGCCTCTGGGGTCGGCGACTGCAAATCTTCCGTTGGATGGAAATGATTCACCTGCCACGGTGCCTGCGTTTTCTTTCCAGTCGAGAACGCCATATCCGCCCGGGTAGGTTTTGCATCTTGGATCAGCCACCGAGTACCGCCCGCCGCCGGGTGCGGATTGTCCGGACACGGCCCCGGCTGTTTCCTGCCAGCGGCGGACGCCATATTGCCCGTATTCATGCCGGCCACCGAAGCGCGGATCCGCAACACTGAATGCCCCGGTGGTAGGTGTACCCCGGCCGGTAACCGTGCCGGTGGGTTCCTCCCAACGCCTGACACCCAGCACACCGCCCTGGTAGGCCGCTTCCGGTGCAATGGCGTAGTCGGCCAGATAGCCATCCTCTACCCGCAGGCGTTCCAGGCTGCGCCAGTCGCTCCCGGCTTCGACCAGCGCCAGGCGCACCCAGGTTTTCCACTGCAGACGCGGGACACGGTGCATGGGGCCGGCTGCAGGGTCCCCGGGCAGGGGTAGGGCCCCGAGTACGTCACCCACGGCCCGCAGGGGGCGTTTCTCGGGCTCGTAGAGGAAGGGCGGTATTTTCTCCTGGTGGCGGGCCACCAGCAGGAACCGGCGCCGGCTCTGAGCCAGTCCGCCCAGCTCTCCGCAGTCGTGGGTGGTCTCGGCCACGGCATAGCCGTACTGGCGCAGGAGGGCGGTGATCTGGTCGATCAGGTCCCGGCCCCGGGTGGCGATGCGGGGCACGTTCTCGAACAGGATGAACTCCGGGGGATCGTCGTCCCAGGCCTCCAGGGTGAGCCAGACGCCACGCAGGGTAAGGCGGTTGAGTGCCTGGTACTTCTGGGTGCCGCTCTTGGACTGTGACAGCAGGCCGCTGAACCCCTTGCACGGGGCGCTGGTGAATACGATGTGCGGCCGTTCGTTGCCAGCGGCATTGCGGATATCGGCCGGGGTCGCTTCACGCCAGTCTTCGGGTGGTTCGCTGCCGTGCCAGTCGGTATATTGCTGACGATCGAACAGATCCAGCACGGTGCCCCTGGCCTTAGCCAACTGCTCGAAATCAGCAATAGCGGCCGGATCGGAATCGACACCGCCGATGCAGCGGAACTCCGCCTGCATGGACCCCACCCGAGCCTGGCCCTGGTTGAATCCTGCAGCGCCGCCACCCAGGCCACAGAACAGGTGAAAGTGTCGGACCTCTGCCACACTCATTCCTCGCTCTCCCGAGCCGTCATCGCCGCAACATGCAGGGCGTACCGGATCACATCCGCATTGTCCGGGATGATCCCGGGCAGGGTGTGGTTGCAGTGCTCTTTGACGGTCTCGAAATCGTCCTTGGCCTTGCCTTCCAGCTTGATCGTGGCGCTGCGCACCTTGGGGGCTGGCTTGGTGTTGTTGTTCTCGCCGGTCATGATGCCTGTCTCTCCTGTGCCTTCTCGCGCTGGATTCTCAGAAATACTTCATTTCGGTGCACCTCGATGTGCTTGGGCGCCTTAACCCCCAGCTGCACCTGGTTGCCGCGGACATCGGTGATCGTTACCTCCACCGAGTCGCCTATGTTGATCGTCTCTCCTGGTCGCCTGGTCAGTATTAACACTGTCAATCTCCTGTCGTTATGGACGCCCCGTAGAGGGTAGGGGGACAGGGTGGTGGGATTCGAGCCACGGGGCCACGACTCGACACCCTGGTTCCGCTAGGCGGCGCTTCTGATCGGCCTGACCTCTGCCTCGATGCCCTCTGCAGAGAGAGCGCCACAGATGCGATCCGCCATGATGTTGTCCAGCTCATCCGTGACAACCGATACCGAGAACACCCGCGACTGCTTCGACGGCAGACCAGTCGGTGTCGGCGCTGGCTTCGACACTGGCGCCTGTGTATCGTCAGGCTGTGTCGAGGGAGCAGGCTCCTGCTCGGCGGCGGCAGCGGCAGCGGCGGCCTTGGCTTTCTCCTCTTCCTCCGCCCGGATCTTCTCTCGCTCTGCATCCAGGCGCTTTTGCTCGGCCTCCTTGTGTTCGTCGATCCGGGCCTTGATCAGGTTCTGCAGATCCTCGCGCTCCTTCATCACCAGCTGCTGCGCATCGGCGAACAGGTGTTCATGCCCGGCGGCATCCAGTCTGAGGGTTTCGAGGTTCAGACGGATCTTGTCCGCCAGCTGGTTGCTCTCGATCTTGACCCGGGCCAGCTCAGTGTCCACGGCATCGCGCAGGCTGGCGACGGTCTTCTTGCCTTTCATGGCACCGGCAAAGTCGGCGGGCACGTCCGGGAGGCGGATCTTGCCGCCCAGGGTGCCGTTGATCTTCTCGATGTGCTCCACGTAGGCGGACTTGGCGCCCATCAGGATTTCATCCCGCACTGCTTGTTTGCGGGCCTTGACCAGCTTCTCCAGGTTCAGGCGCTTGGACCGGGCGGTCTCCTTGATTTCATCCAGGGCGCGGAACAGATCATCAATGCTGGCGGTCTGGCTGAGCGCGTGGTCTTTCGCGGCACCCAGGCGCTGCTCCACGTCCTTGCACCACTTGACCGCCTTTTCCGCGTCGGCAAAATCGGTATCGGTCTGCAGGTCCGTATTGACCGCATCGATCACGGCCATGGCGGTGGTCTTGAACTCTGCCAGGTTGCTGGCGGTGACCATGCCGGTCAGCTCAATGCGCAGCGCCGGAAGAGTGTCGGGCGCGGTGCCCGTCACGGCCGGTTCCACCTCCGCCGGCTGGTAGTTGGCCAGGTCATCGGCAAACTGCTCCCAGCCAGCCATCAGGGCCTGGTAGTCTTCTTCGGTGATCTCTTTCCAGACATGGACGGTCCGCTCTTCGGTGCCATCGGTGACCATGTAGAGGCAGCGATCGGTGCCCACGGCCAGCTGCTGGACAACCTGCCAGTAATCCTCCTCCGGCACTTCGCCGGCACGAACCGCTGCGGCCTTCTCTTCGTTCCAGCTCTTGCACTCCCAGCAGACGCTTTCCATCATGTCGAGACCGTCATAGGAGGCGAGGAGATAGCCGTCGTCGTCGAGGGCGGTGGCCGGGTAGAGCTCTTCGCCGATGATCTTCTCAGCGATCGGCCGAGCCTGGGCCTCGATTTCGTGGCCCTTGTCCAGTAGGTTTTCCTGTACCCAGCGGGAGAACTCCTGTTCGTCCCCGGTCGCCTTCATGCGCAGCAGCTCGCTGCGAGAGATTTTTTTCGAGACGCCCATCATGGCGGACGCCTCGCTGGCCGTGTAATGCTTAGCCCTCAGTGCGAGCCAGTCTGGGGTGCCTTGCGCTACATTCTGAATCTTCATTGTGACTGCTCCTCTGCGTTGTCATAGGCGGCATAGAAATCCGCGTGATCCTCGTTTTCGGGTATCTCCCCGGTCTCCTGGTCGGCGCGAAGAGTCGCCTGCTGCTCCGATGACAGGGTGTATTTCGTGCTGACCTTGGCGATGATGCTGTCTGGTGTCTGCTTACCGGCAGCGATCGCTTTTTGCCAGGTCGGCAGGTTTTTCTTGAACTGCTCTTTCGGGTAGTCCGGCAGCGGCTGGGAATCTTTGACCACTTCAGCATCGCCCATGTCGCGCTCCAGGACCTTGCCCTCCATTTCCTCGGCCGTCGGCGCCTGGCCGATCTCGGGCCAGCCTTTCCGCAACGCCTGCGCCTCAGCGCACTTCGCCAGCTGTCCGCGAGGGCGCTTCTTCCACATCGCGTTCGGGGCGTCACTTTTTCCGCTGTCCGTTGCGTAGTTCTCGATCCAGTATTCCTTGGCCACGAAGTCAACGACCCGATCGCCTACCAGCTTGCGGGCAGTGACCTTGCACCATTCAGGAAACCGCACCGTCACGGAATTGCCGTTCTTGTCCCGGAATGTCTGCTCGATATCCGGCCCGAACTCCGGCTCTGAAATGCCGGCCATGGTCCCGGATCGATCTGCCTGGATGCGGTACAGGCCAACCCCTGGCATTACGACATCACGCCAACCCCAGTTGCCGGATACCGGGTCCTTGGTGTTCATCGGTACGATGTGGACGGGCTTCTGCATCACGTCCAGATTGGCCGCTTCGCAGTAGGACAGGACCATATCGACTGACTCTGCCTTTGCGCCTACATACAAACTGGACTGCAGGACCGTGATCAGCTCCTGGCGGTCTTGTTTTATTGCGAGTGCGTTACTCATTTCAGCTCCCTGTGTGTCTCGTGATTCGCGTTGATGATGGCACCGGCCAGGCGTTGGCCGGCTGTACTTTCTTTCCCGTCTCGGTCTCCAGAAAGGCACCTTCAAACACGGCGTCATAGGGCGACATCGTGTTCAATCGGCGGATAATCTCTGTCGGCTTGCGGCCGCTGACCCGGGACCAGCCAATGATCGTGTTCTCCCGGCTGTTGATGCGCAGCCCAACGATGCGGCGCTTTCCGGTGGATGTGGTCTTGAAGAGGATTGAACCGCTCATCGCGCCCTCCGTGCTTCCCTGATTGCTCGCTGGCGATCCATCCAAGACACCTGGCGCTACATGTTCCGCACTGCCTGGACGATCTTCCGCTGGCTCTCGGAAGAGGGCCGGTACTGGTCTCTGTTGAACTTCGGTGCCTTAGCCATAGGTCACCCCCAGGACTGGGGAAAAGACCAGCAGCCAGGTGAAAAGGACAAACCCGAGAATGCGTTTCGATTCGCTGGTGCTCATGCCAATTGCCTCCGTAAGAAAGCCGGAATGTCCAGGTACTCGTTACCCTCTTGAATGGACAAAGGGAGAGGGTCTGGCGAAGACAGCACGATCGATACGGTGCCGTCATACTCGGTCTCCAGGTCCAGAGTGAGGTGGTGTTTGTCCTGCGAGTCTTCGTCGTAGACTTTTTTGGTCAGGCTCACTGACTTGATCCGTACAATGGTGATCAGCATTTCAATGCTCCTCTGGGTGAATTCGTGGTGGGCCTCGCACCCACTCGGCGGTTGCACTTCGCGGCGGGGCTTCGGCCGCTTTGCAGTTTTTGGGGACGTGTCCTGCACTCCGCTAATTCCAAGGTCCCTGCCATTCAGTGACGGGTGATCGTCTCCACGTAGGCGGCTTTCTGCTCGGCCATGTGGGCCAGGGCATCGGGTGTCATATCGAAACCGTCGACCAGCAGGTGAATCAGGGCGGGGACGAGTACTGCGGGGTCCATGGCGCCAGCGCCGCGCAAATCCACTTGGCCGCGGGCTGAGCACTTCAGGACGATGATCCCGGTGCAGGTGGTCTCTTTGGAGTGGGTCTGTTTCAGCTCTTGCCCCAGTTGCTGGAGCATGTCCCCGATCAGGGCTCTGTGGTCTTTGTTCATGGTGTTGATCCCTCAAAGTGTGTTCTGACTCTGAGGAAAATAGTAGCAGGACTGCTACTAAGAAAGCAAGCACTACTGCTACCAAAAAACAAAAAAAGTAGTGTTACTGTTTCAGGGGGTGTTTTTCAGGAGTGAGGGGGAGGGGATGCAAGCGGGGTTTCGGCCTACTTCCCCGGACGGTTAACCGCGGCGGTTGCGCCGGGTCTGCACCACGGTACCGATGAGGGTGCCAGGTGAGGCAGGTGAGATTTCATCGCTGGGGTAATCCTCATTGATGGGGGCCAGCTCGATCACCTTGGCGTTTCTCGGGCGATACTTCCGGACAATAACCTGGTCGGATTCCTCAATGTGGGCGACCACCAGGTCCCCGGGGGCTGGGTCCACGTCGGGGTCTACGATCACGATATCGCCGGGGTAGAGCTCTGGCACCAGTCCGTTACCTTCAATCTCTACCGCAAAGCCCTCTCGGGATAACTCCAGGCTGGAGTCTAGGCCAATTTTCTCGTTGTTTTTAGATAGTGCTTCCATTTTGTCCCTCAAAAATTCCATGACGTTTGCGGGCTTCAGCAATGGGACATGCCGTACATTGTCCGCAATCACCTTACCCCTGGTTACTCCATTTTCCATAATAATATTCAACTCCTTGAAATCGTCTCTTATTTTTCGGGGATCCACCTGCAGCAGGGCACTGAACTTCAGCAGTGCCTGCAGGCCGAGAGGGATATCCCCCCTCAAATACTGTCCAACGGCTGATTGACCGATATCCATTTCGGCCCCGGCTTCCTCCTGTGTGAGTCGTTTTGATCCAGACGAGCGATACTCTCGCTTCCGCTGTTCCCAGATGGCACGGAGCCTCTCGGCAGCCCGCAGGTCAGCGGCTGTCATGTTTCTGTTGGTAGTAGTCATAGAGTGACTATTTTCCCCCGTCTCCCTACTTGCGCAAGCAGCACTACTGCTATTACACTGGAGCCGAAAAAGTAGCAAAGCTGCTAATTTGTCGTGATCACTATCCACAAGAGGTTCCACCACCATGAATCAAGAAACCATTGCCGGGGTTGAGAAACTGCGAGCGTTTCTCATCGCCAAGGAATGGAAACAGTCCGACCTGGCGCGTGTCCTGACCGCTGCCGGTTACCCCATCAAACATCGCGCTATCTCCTTCTGGTTCACCAAGTTCGAGATCCCTGTCGAGCGGGCCATCCAGATCGAGGAGGCCACGAACGGCGAAATCACTGCCCACGACATGCGCCCCGATCTGTATCCGGTCCCCTGGGGCGAAAAGCCCGAGTGGATCCAGGCCGCTGCCTGACTGCAAAAAAATTTAAGCCGAAGAAGGGACTCCTAATCCCTCCTAATTCTGAGGAGCACCTAGGAATGAAAGATTCTCAACGCTCATTCGCCGCATTTCACGAGGACATCTATGACGCCATCGGCGCCGCCGTCCAGGCGCTGGGCGGACCCAAGAAGGTGGCCGGGATGCTGTGGCCCAACAAGAAGTTGGACACGGCCTACGCGCACCTGAAGAACTGTCTGCGCGATGACAAGGCGGAAAAGCTGGACCCCCACGAAGTCCTGATCATCGGGAAGATGGCCAAGGATGTGGGGGAGCATGCCATAGCCGAGTACGGCAACGACTTCATGGGCTATGAGCCACCGAAACCACAATCCCCCCGTGACGAACTCGAAGAACTCCTGCGCCAGCACAACCAACTGGCAGAGCAGCTGCTGAAGGTCAGCCAGCGCATCGATCGAAACCAGATCAAGGCCGTTGGATAACGCCAATGCGCCAGGGGCAGCCCCGTATATCCAGGGCTATTGGGCCCGGTCTGAGGGCCGGCCAAGAATTCCCCCGGACTGGCATGAAGGGCACAGAGACCGGGGATGGATCGCGCAGTGGCTGCG